GGTACTGAGCTTGTTCTGAATATCTCGAACGTGGGTTTGGCATAAAATAACCTCACCTGCAAGTTCTTTTTGTGAATCAGTCATATCATCCATTTCTTATTTTACGCCATCGAGGTCTAAGACTGGCTTTTGTTCTTTTTCTTTTTTAGCCATTTTTAGCTCCTTTGTTGTTAGTTAAAAAAATTTAATCTTCACCCCAATATTCAGCAGTAATTCTTAATACAGCATTTGTACCGTGACTAGCATTAGCAGTACCAGCGTGACAGACATATAAAAATTTATCAACATCAGCCCATCCAGCACAATTATCAGTAGCTTGATTTGCTTCCCATATATGAACATATTTTGCAGTAACAATATCTAAATTAGTATCACCTGCCGCATCTGCCGCTTGAGTTCTTGATGTTGTTCCGTTACCATCGGCTGCACCCACACCAATTAGTTCAAGTTGAGTATCAAGAGCAGTTCCAGCTGATACACTTGTATTACCTAAAGATATATTATATACACCAGTACCACCTGAAGCTGTTACAACTGTACAAGTAACTCTTTTTAAAAATCCATATTGAGGTATCTTTAATAGTGAGACTGTCGCTGCTATATTATCTGTACCAGCATTAGTAAAAGTATTCATCGAAATTTTACCAGTCATATATTTCAATGCACCAAAAGAGCCAATCCTTGTTTCATAATCTACAAGACCTGTAATTTCATTACCAAGAGATGTAGCTTGTTTAACGCTATTTGATGCTACGTCATTACCTCTTCCAATTAATGTATTATAACTTCCAGTTGTCAAAACCGCACCACAATTAATACCCACTAGAGTATTTCCAAGAGCTGATGTAATGGCAATCCCAGCACCTCCACCAACTGCTGTGTTGTGAGTTCCACTAGTGAGAACTTTTAATGCTGTATTACCAACAGCAATATTATCTGTCCCAGTAAAAGCAGTTCCATCAGCAAAAGTTGCAGATGCTGATGCTCCTAATGCCCAAGTTCCAACTCCAACATTATTGGTAGCACTATTATTACCTCCACTACTAGCATCATCTCCCCCAGCTCCAGCACCATATCCGACAAAAACATTATTATCGGCATCTGCGTGACCAAGTTTCTGACCAGCAACATTACCAAGACAAGTATTGTTATTCCCTGTCGCAACCTGCTTACCTGCCTCTAGACCAACGGCAACCCCATTAGTTCCTGAAGTGAGTTCATAAAATGCATTAGCACCTACCGCAACTGTTCCAGCGGCTGCATTTGCTATTGCCCCTTGACAAGCCGAATGACCAACTACAACTGAATAATTAACATCAGCAGATGCATTATTCATAGCATTTTGACCAATGACAATATTGCCAGTTCCAGTATCACAAGCACTCATTGCAGCGTGACCAACAATAACATTCCCGCTTTCTCCTATTAATACAGCTCCTGCACTTGAACCTATAGCAACATTACCATCAGCTGCTCCATCCATAGCAGCTAAAGCATTAGAGCCTATAGCAACGTGGTTAGATTCACCACTATTTGCGGCAGTTAAAGCCTGATAACCAATAGCCACATTGTCTGTTCCAGTCGTGATAGAATCTCCAGCTTTTGAACCAACTGATGTATTTTTGTCTCCAGTAGTCAGACCTTTTAATGCTTGAAATCCCAAAGCTACATTGTCTTGAGCATCATCATCTCCACCTGTCGTCATTGTTTCAAATCCAACACAAGTATTTCTAAGAACATTAACTCTAGTATAAGAAGCCATTGAAAGATAACCGATAGCGATATTTCCACTACCGTGTCCAGAAGTACCTTCAGCATCATCAGCTGTATCCATACCATTGTAAGCTCCATAACCAATAGCAACAACATTACTATCTGCCGTAATCGCCTGACCAGCACCTGAACCAAGTGCAACGTTATAATCTCCACTAGTTAAACCACTTAAAGCATTATGACCTAAAGCAGTATTATACGTTGCCCCATTCATAACTGCATCCATTACATAGTTACCGATTCCGACATTATATTGCGAAACCGCAGTTTCCCAAGCTCCGCCTCCAGCATTACGACCTATCATTACATTATGACCTGACGCATCTACAGTAGTATCTGCATCCCAATCACCCAATGCTCCGTGACCAATAGCTAAATTTGCTTCACCTTCAACACAATGTTGTAATGCCTCGTGACCGATAGCTAGATTTACTGTCCCAGTCGTTAAAGATTTTAATGCATTGTAACCTATTGCTAGACCAACACCTGCGAATTGTGACCCACTAGAATTTTTTGTCTGTAAAGCTGACCTTCCGATAGCAATACTTCCATCATTAGATTCGTGATTTGCAGTAAATAATGCCGCTGACCCAATAGCCACATTATACTCACCAGCAGTACTTGTCCCTAGTGCATTAGCACCCATAACAACATTGTGGTCTCCAGTCGCAAGGACATCAGCAGCATCAGAACCAACTACTGTATTATAAGTACCAGAAGTAAGACCAGTTAAAGCCTGATGTCCTAAAGCGGTATTATATATTGCCCCATTCATAACTGCATCCATTGTATAATTACCAATGGCTACATTATAATTAGAAGCTGCTGCTGCACCACCATTACACCAGTCGCCTCCTCCAGAATCATAACCAATAAATATGTTATCAATAGAAGCTAAAATAGTAGCGGCTGAACCACTTGTAATAGCACCTCCATCTGTATCATCCATAGCATTATGACCGATGGCTATATTTCTATGTCCAGTAGTGTGTGATTTTAGTGCGTTCATACCTATTGCGAGGTTGCCACCCCCAGATGTTAATGCCTGTAAAGCATTTCCACCTATCCCTATAGTGCCATCAACATCAGCTGCTGAACCGCCTAATGCCCCATAAAGAGAATACGCACCTATCCCAATAACATTATCAGTCGTGTATGTACCATCCCAAGCTCCACTACCTGCATACCGACCAACTAAAATATTGTTTGTTCCAGCTTTTGCTATAGCACCACCAGCTGCAGAATCTGTATCATCCATCGCAAAAGCACCTATTGCAATATTGCCTGAACCAGTGGTGTGGGTTTGCATAGAATTATGACCGATAGCTACATTATCATCTCCTGTAGAAATTTCTTTAGCTGCGTTATTCCCGACTGCTACGTTTCTACCATTTCCTCTTTGGCTCGTTAGAGCATTATAACCTACTGCAACACTAGTTCCGCCATCATCTTCAAAGTCTAATGCATTAGCACCAATAGCTACATTTTGACTACCTGATGTGATATTCAATCCAGCATTATAACCCATTAATACATTATTAATTCCACCACTAGCTACAGCATTACCTGCTTGATAACCAAATATTGTTGTAGTCGCAGCTCCACTACTATCATTATTACCAAGACTGATGCGAGAGTTGGTGTCTATAATCATTCTATCAGCAGCTCCAGCTCTTAATGATAATTTTTCTGGGCTTGTAGTGTGTTCGTAAGTTATTCCACCAGCATAAGCAGAACTTGCATCACCAAAAAATAGTCCACCCTTTGTACCAGATGCTGTCTGGAAAAAAGCATAATCATCATTCTCTGCTATTATTATTGAATTAGAATCATAATCAGCAGATGAAAGAGCAGCTTTCTGGACTCTTATATCACCAGTAATTACTTCTGAATAATCGTATGTACCACCACCAGTTACAGTTAAATCTCCCGATATAGTTAAGTCACCACCGATTGTTCCACCTGAGCTTAGAAACCCAGCTGAACCTATTAGTTTACTAATCATCTTAAACCTCCACTATTCTAACTACACACGCAGAGCCTGTAGATTGAAAATTAAATCTAATTGTATCACTTCTAGTACTTCTCATCCCAACTGGAACTGCAATACTTGTTAGGCTACCACCCGGAAGTATTAAATCTATATCGTTATCAATATCTAAATCTGAAGTTGCAAAATTAAAATAAATATCAGCTGCGGCATACACCAATAGCTGATGAGTATCAGACGCTAAATCCATATGTAATGTATCAGCTAAGGTTGGTGAACCTATTGCAGCCGCTGTGATTGATGTTCCAGTAGAACCTGCCATTCCACCAGAGTTTTGTGAGGCAACTGAATATTTTCCAGCTGCGGTTGTATTTAAAGCCTCGTGACTTCTAAATTTTTGTAAGTCTGCCATTGTTTTCTCCTATTTTTTAACTTAGCCTGCGGGGCGAGAATATTCCCTATCTAAGTCTATCTAAAGTTTGAAGGTACTATTGCCCTAGTTCCCCCAGTTTTGTTTCGTTTTTTCATTCCATATCTCGCTACGGAATCTTTGAAATTCTTTTCATGCATAGCTGACATCTGCATAGCTGTCTGAACAACACCCGGCTCTAATATTGAACCAGCTTTATCCATGTATAAACACTTTTTAACATAATCAACTATTGATTTATGTAAACTATTATCTAAATCTATATCATCATTAATGGTTCTAACTTTATTAGGGTCACCATAAAAGTGTAGTAAAAGACCATCTGAAACAGCTTCAGCTATCGCTTTCCATTGTTTTCTAGCAGTAGTTCTTTGACTACCAGTACTATCTAAATTTGTAATTAAGGCAATTTTATCACCTTCTATAAACCACATGGCTGATGCGTTTGGATATTTTATGTTACTTGCCATTACTTACTATCTGGTACTGTTAATGCCGATTCACTAGAATCTGCATCCATTAATAAAATATTTCTATCTAACAATCTTGGTATTTGTATATAATCACTTTCATCATCCATTAAATCTACTCTAAAAATCTTATTAGCTTCAAGCTTATTTCCACTAGAATCTTCAGCATCATCACCAATTTTATACCACATCTGGTCTGCTACTGTACTCATCTTAGCTTGAATCTGTTTTGTACTGTAAACACCAATCTCAACTAAAGCATCATTAATAAGACTTATTAAATAAGTTTCAGGTACATTAGGAAAAACCTGACGAATCCGACTTAAAACATTTTTTACATTTAGTTTATGTACTGACATTATGCCCTAACTCCTATCAACGCTTGTAATCCTTTATCATAATCTGCTTGTAACTTAGCTTGTTGAGACTGATGCCATTTATATTTTTGCTCTTCCCTTTGCATTCTTGCATTAACTTCAGCAACATATCCTTGTGCTTGAGAAATATACCCAGTTGCAGATTGAAGATATGGACTAACACCATCTAATTCTAATCTATACGAACCCATAATTGTATTAATTTCAGCAATCGCTACATTAGCTCTTGCTAATTCTTGCTGTGCTACTGATAAAGTAACTTTTGCTTGGGCAATTCTATTTTGACCTTCCTGACCTCTCGCAGCAGATGCTTGTTGATATGCATTAGCATAAGATAATCTTGCTTGAATTTCAGAGCCATATGCCTGAGCCTCAGATAAAGAAGCATTTATTTGTTTTACTCTCATATCACCCATAGCTACCCAATGTTGTATTTCTGTTTGTGCTCTGGATAATTCTGACTGTGCTATACGGACAGCAGATGAAACCATTTCAAAATCTTCAGCTACTTGAGCTGCATAAGCATCTGTAGCTGAAGATGGCTCATCATTATTAATAACATTCTCAGCTTGATTTAAAGCATCATTAGCTCTTGCCAATGATGAATTATTAGCATCAAATGTATAAGTATCTCCAAATATAGAAGATGTATTTGCTACTTCAAAGTTATCATATGCAGCTTCAGCTGCTTCTATTGCATTTTTCATAGCTGTTATAGCATCAGAAATATCTCCTGAAGATGGGTCATTTGTAAGAATAGCCTCACCATCAGCTAAATGAGCTTGTATCCCATCAAAAGCTGCATTAACATCTAATAGATTCTGTGCTACATCATACGCTGCATCAGGTTTATTTCCATCTATTAAGTTTGCTGCATAAACCAACGCCTCTCTAACAACTGTAAATCTTTTATTCGTATTATCCCACAACTCTGTCGTATCATCAATATCAGCAATAGAAGTATAAAAATCATTTATCTTGCCCTCAGCTGTACTAATAATATTATCTGCTTTATTTAATTCTGTAGTAATTGCTCCTAAAGCTGTGGTATCAATATCTGCAACTGTATTCATATTAGCTAATGCATTTTGCAAAGCTTTTATAGATGCATATAAAGGTACTAGATATTCAGCTTCATCAGGAAATACTGCTACATCACTAGCACTATAAGCTACAGCTGGATATTGAACCTCTGAATAAGTAACAGAGCCACCTCCCGGCAATACATCAACAGCATTATTTTCTATATAATAAACAGGGTCTGTAACTGTAGCATAATCCATATCATCAGAATCTAAAACCCTGCCTTTATAAGAACTGTCTATTTGTCTACAGGGTTGTTTAATGTCACCATCACTTCTAAATACGCTTAATACCTTGCCAGTACTTAAAGTATCTGCTGAACCAGATGTAAAAGATTGTTCAGCTGAACACAATGGTAATAAATGTTTAGGGAGATGATTAATAATTTCTTTTGCACCATCAGTTAAGAATTGCGTTAACTCATTTTGAGTTGGTGCACTACTACCATCAATAGATAAACTTGTTAAACCCTCTACTTGTACTTCAAATGTTGCCATTATGTACTCGCTACAAAGACCTCAACATCACAAGCAGCTGTATCAGCAGCACAAGTTATATCAACTAAATCACCAAATGAATTAGGAGTTATCCCAGCAGCATCAGCAGAATCCATAGTATCTTTTACTCCACCCGCTAAATCAGCACAATATAAAAAAGAACATCCTTTATCAACTTTTACACCAAACTCATCATTATTTTCATTTTTTAAAACCAATGCAATATGATTAGTTCCATCTAAATTTGTAATTCTTATATATCTTACACCATCTTCATCAAATTGACCTGCTAAATATGTTTTTGATAATTCAGTATTATAAGCTGCCCCAAATCCAAGTAATCCAATTTCATCAGTACCTATATTAACAATTCTTTTTACTATTGACGCAATACTACCAACTTCTAAAACTCTTTTAGAACCATAATTTTGATTATCAAGTATAATATCTTCCTGTATTTTAACTTTTAATGTACTTGCCATTATTTCTTACCACGTTTTTTAGTTAATCGTTTTCTTGCACGCTTAGCCGCCTGCTTACCCTTTTTTGTATAAGGATAATGTTTTTTACCAACTTTAGGCATATGTCCTCTCATTCATTTCTTTAATGTTTTGATCCATACTTTGCTCACTAAGTTCTACATCAGTACGCTTACCCATATCTGATATCATATATAAGTTTGTAGTAAAAGGACTTTGAGATGCCTGTTTACCACATTCCCGACAATAAAACCATCCTTCTTTATTTGGATGCTCACAATGTATACATTTCTTTTTCATAAATTTTCCTTAATGATTTTGGGGAAAGCCTTTTATTGACTCTCCCCACAGCATCATAAAACTGTTTTCCTTATTTATTCGGAAATTTATGCAGTTGCAGATTCAACAAGTACAACAGTACCTATTGCAACTGGTACATAACCACTCAAGTGCCAATTAGTTCCATCACAGATTAGCGTCATTCTCATACCTTCAATAGCCTGACTAACAGAGCCATCTACAGTAATTTTTGAAAGACCATCAAAATCATCGACAGTACTATTTGCTGCACCAGTAACCATATAACCATAAATATCAGTACCATCTGCACCAGTTGTTATAATAAAATCTGCATCATCGTCAGAATTGACGGTGAAACAAAAATCATAATTAACACCTGCTACAGCAGCCGAAGCTGTTGGTAGTGTTATAGTTACATTGTTATCAACGGTTGACATATCAACAGCAAAAAGAGTACCTGATTGAGCAGCTAGTAATGTAATAGCTCTTGCAGCTCCATTATCTATATACTCAACAGCCTTTTCACCTGTTTGATATTTTCCACTTGACTTTTCATTTAAATCGGATCTCATATCATCTCTCCTTATAGGGATTCAATGTTATACAGAGCATGAGACTCAGAAAGGGTAATCTCAAGACCAGCTTCGGTCAAGATCATATCTTTTCTTAGATCTTCATCATCTGATTGAACATTAGATACTACATGAGTATCACGATTTACACCATTACCAACAAGTGGTCTGTAAGCAACTTGACTCATATCAGCCATCAACATAAACCCAGATGCAATACCACGAAATAGTGGTTCTTTAACTAGATTTAAACGACCATGTATGGTATCAATAACCATAATGGAATGACCAAATGCACCTTGTCTTGAATCGAAATTCATACGATAAGGCATATTAGCCGTTGAGCCGATAGAAGTATCAATAAATGCTCCATCACCTAACTTGTTGAAGAAAGTAATTACAGGTAAACTACAAAGAACTAGCTTATCTGAAGATCCGCCACGAGCTGGATCAAAAATTACTTCTAGGTCTGAAAGTAATCTATCGTAAGTAAACTCAGATTGAGCTGCTGTACGATAATAAGAACTACCGGAAGAATATGAAAAAGCCGCATCTGAAGCAGATGGGTTTACATTCTTCACAATATGTCCTACGATTCCTTCAGTGTATTGAATGCTACTTACTCGTGCTTTTTGCCCGAATAACATAGCCCGCTCAATATCAACCTTATGCTCACGCAGTTTATCTGCCCAGATACGAGACCATTCGTCTGCGTACCCACGATAACGAGTAGCTATTGCTGTATTGGTCATTTCACAAGCTGTCTTAAAGATCTGGGTATACCCATAATTATCTTCAAGTTCACTAGACCACACATCAGGAGCTCCAGAACCTTCTTCAAACGATGTACCAATTATTTGGCAACTATCATTGTCGGCAAGAACATTGTAGCCACTAACATTAGAGTTAGAGACATCAATAATTTTACCCGTAAAAGAAGAAGAAGAACCCAAGTCAGATACAGAAGAATCCACACGAGCAATCGTGTGTCCAATTCCAGCTGTACTGTCAACTGTGCTTACAACAAATACCATACCTTTGATCAGCCAATCAACTGAAGCACCGCCAGATGTATCAACTGTGAATGTATAGGAAGATCCTGCTGATACAGCAGATCCACCATTTACAGCCGCAGCTAATAAAAATGAACGGTCAGTCCAGTTAACTTTATTCCGATTTTCTAAGTAACGGAATACTGGGTCATCGGTAGGAGCTTTCGCAACCTTACTAAGATAGACGAAAAACGGAGATTCCTCAGGAGCTAATTCAGCTACTCGGTCTCCGAAATTATATAACCGTCTACGATCAGGGGCTTGCCCTACGCCAGCAGAGGTAGTTGAGGCGGTAACATCACTGGACTTTAAAGTTCCAGCATTATATGAAAGTGCCATTTTAAAACCTCATATTGTTATTTGTTATTATTATGGAAGTGCCGAACCACTACCCGTTTTCATAATCGTATCCCAGACCTGATCTTGGTCTGTTTTAGGACTCTGATGTGCCTGTCCTTGTAGGACTCCGGCTGTCCGGGGAGCTTGTTTCGCTGCACTTACCGCTTCTACTGTGTCGTTATTGGCAACAGAATTGCCATTGACATCCCGCCAAAGTTTTACCAAATTACCTAAACCAACCCTTTCTGTGGGCTGCGTTGAGAACTCCATGAACTCTTTAATATCATTATCTGACATTTTATAAGTATCACGAAGCGTTCCCATCGTATTGTTTAAGTACATATCAGCTTGCGTTTGACGATGTTGTTCAGCCATCGCATTCTGGATCATTTCTCCAGCCATTTGCTGCATCTGTGTAGATACATACTGGTTGGATTGTGATCCGGGTTTTGTGAAGGCTTCCCAAGGGTTGAAGTCATCTTCACTCAGTCCGGGTTGTGATTCTGGTGCACTCTGTTGATTAGCTATACCGTCTTGTAATGTCTGAACCAGATCTGGTCTCTTTTCCAACAGTTGAGCTAGTGGCTCTAGTCGTGACAGTTTCTGATTCTCGGACTGTGCCCGATCATACATTGACTGAAACTTCTTTGCCTCAGACTCATAGTCTATTGAAATAGTTTCCTCTGGTGCAGGTTCAACAAACCCCTGTTCCGGCTGAGCGGACTCAACCGTACCTACGGGTTCTTGACTAACGATATCCTCTACGAATGCTGTTTCACTATCCATCGGTTGAGTACCGACATTAGCCTCTGCTTGTTCTAATGTGCTCATATTATCTCCTTATTTTAAGATGTCTCTAATTCTGTGGAATGGAACCAGCCTCTTCAGATCCTTTTTCAAGATCCCTAGCTAATTTTTCCACTTCGAGCTTCACCTCATTTTCAAGTTTGTTACGCTGAACTCTACGATCAGCTTTGGCATCTGAAGAAACCTCGGAAAGTCTGGACTTGAATTTCTCCACTTCCACTCTCTTACGGTCACTAACAGATTCCCTCTGGGCTGTTTGCAAGTCACCCTGCAAAGTCTTTAATTGCTCTTCAAGAGCTTGAATTTGTTGCATCATTTGCTGCTTCTCATCTGTCCGCTGCAAGATACCTTCTTTGTCAAATATTTCTGGGTTCTTCTTTAATACTTCAAACTTATCAACAATCCCCATTTGAAAAGCTTCTAAGTATACATTAAGCTCTGCCCACTTATTGGAAGGCATAGTAGAACCCGGTTCAATCCGAATATCGTGCTGATCTAAAAAATGTCTATCCTTTTTCATATCCATTACAGCACCACTGACATCCGTATAATAATTTGCCATAACTTCTGTTAGGTTATTATTTGGCTGTGCCAGTCTAAAAATCTTTTGGAAAGTATAATGTCCTTTGGAAAGATTATAAATAATTTTACCAAGTCTGTTCACACTAAATTCAATATCCCTTAATTTAGATTTAGGTCTTTCTGTCCCCAATGCTATCATTCTTTCTGTACCTTTGACAGTCTCTGGTGCTTTTTCAGCAAAGCCATGCATCATTTCTGGCAGACCAAATATAAAATCTATATAAAACTCTGACTGTTGTATCAACTTATAGAACTCACCAGCCAATGGCTGAGGAGCTGGATAATGAGGTTCCCCCTGAGAAGAGTCCACTTCTATTACAGCATTTGGATTCGCCCAGTCTTTTTCAAGCTGCCCTAAATCATCCACACTGCCAAGAGGAACTAATAATTTTAGTCCCGCTGAAGCTTGGGCATGAGAAAGTGCCAGAGACCACAGTTTGTTCAGGAGGCGTTGCATGGGTCTGGCACGGGAGACATCGCTCTTAGGGTATGGAGTGCCTGTCCAAACATTAGGCAACGGGACTATTGGATATTCATCTGTATTTAAAATAGATTCATATAAAACTATTTCTCCAAGAGTAGCACAAACCTTCACCCTGTTTTGTAATACCTCTACAATTTGAAATGCTCCACTCTCTAGTACCTCTTGATTTTGCTCTGCAAATTCTGCGTATTCATCAGGAGATAATATAGATTCTTCCTGACTCTGCGTATCAATCACTCTATAAAAAGGAACTTTAACTTTATAAAATCTTTCTAATATCTGATATTTTTTAACTTCAAAATAATCTTTATCTTTTACTTCAGATGGAGTAAAGATAGTCATTGAATTTTTATTCTGAGCAGCTGGATAATCTTCATCACTATAACTAAACCCAGACAAATCATGTATAATTCCTTTTATTACCTCTCCAGTTTCTGGATCTGTTTGATCTCCTAATTCAGGGTAGAGGTTCAGCACCTGCTCACCAGTCAGTATAGTAGATAGGATGATTCCATCGGAATCGCTAAACCAACGATCACGGGATGAAGGCGAGGCATAAACCCTAAACGGGTCAATATAAGTGAACTTTACGTCACCTCTACCGAAGTCTGATTGTCCATCAATATAGGCATATAAGTATCCAATACCAGTAGTAGCATAATCATGGATGGCTTGTTTTATCTGAGAGTCACCATCAGATATCTGCCAGATATAACCAATAATTGTTCTCCATAATGTAGCTACCTGTACATCTGAATCCTCCCTAGGAGTAATTGTAAATGCTGGTGCCCTTGCTGTTAATACTGCTTTAAATTTTTCAATAGCAGAGGATATCCTATCCATTGGAATATCTGCTTGATTCCTCTGAGATAGCTCATCAGACTCTTCTGCACTAAAATGATTACCAAGGTAGAAATCAATATCTTTACGAGACTCTGTATCCCAGTCAGAACGAGCATCTCGCCATTGACGATGTAACTCTTCATTGTGTAAAGCTCTTGGATCTTTGTCTATCTTACTCATTACCTGTACATT